TTATGTTTAATTTTTTTATTGTCGTTATTGTTGTTATTGTTGTTATTGTTGTTATCGGTAGACATGTCTACTATATAGCCGATAACTGAATGATTTTTTCTAGATTCTTTATTTTTAATATAGAGTGCTAGCAACGTACAATTATTTTGAACTTTTTTAATATTTTTCATGGATGTATTCATAAAATCTACTTTTGTAGTTGAAGACCACACTTCACAAAACTTTACCGCTTCCACATTTCTATACTTGATCAATCCTAATTTTTCCTGTAGTAAAGTCATATTAATCACATCTACTAAACGGCGAATAGGTGATGTAATATGCGTATATACTTCATACCCTGTACCCACTAGATCGTGTGAGCTTTTGTTTTCAATAGTACAATAGTGACCTTCCGCATATTTCCAATTGGTAATAAATTTAGTTATGTCTGATGGTAACGAATTTAGTTTTGTTTCTTCTTCTTTCATATGGGCCGATTTCATATGGGCCGACCTTAAAATACCACAATTATAATCAACCAGCTTCAAAGCAGCTTGCCAATTCATATAAATCATATAATACTCTACTAAATCGTGGCTATCGATTATTTTTCGATCAATAGATTGTGTTAGTTTTAACAGTTGTTGATAATCGGTATTGGCTAATAAATCCGCTTCTTCATAAACGTAATTTTTGCTAACTTTGATAAGTACGGGTTTAAATGTAGGCAGTGACAATACGCCACTGCTGCTGCTATGCATTGTGTCCATTACAAACGCGAACCGTAATTCCTCTTCCAATAAACTACATACAGTGTCAGATAAAATCGGCGGTAGCATAGGTAGTTTATGCATTGGCAAATAAATAGTAGAACATTTATCGGTGAGATGCTGCCATAGATTAAACTGGTCAAGAATAAGTGGTACATTGGCGATATACACACTTATAATAGTATGGTTTAAATGTTCAACAATACCAATCGCATCATCAATATCTGTACAGCCTTCAGGATCGATAGAGAATATATTTAAATGCGTTCTATTTTCAATCATTGGATAGCGTTCACATATAGAATCAATGAGAGCATCTTGTGCTTTTTTATTTTTCAGAAATAATGTTTCTTTATTAAACTCTTTTAACGAAATGACCAATCCTTTACTATACAGTTGGTATTCACTATAAGCATCATAATTGTCTACATCGCCCAACATCGTTGTCAAAGTGCCTATCGGGTGTTTTTCTTCAGCGGTCCACTCTTTAAATTGTATCAACACATATTTATTTATTTTAGTTTTATCAAAGCCAGTGCTCTTCGGTTGATAGGCCACCAGAAATTGAGGCAATGTTTTATCGTCCGGGATACATCTATAGAATAATTTATCTTTTGAGCGTCCATGGGTTGAACCTTTATAATCGAGAATACAAGAAATATCTTTTTGGGTTCTATAAGGCGATGGTGTAATGAGCTCTTCTGTTATATCGTCGTAGATATCGCCATGAAATAAATGATGGTGAGAAGGGTTTATAGATATCTCTGTATCTACTTCTTTTGTAAGTGGGTTTCGCCATACCCATTCTGTGTATAACTGATTTAAAATGACGAGTTCCATTATACTATAATAATAATCTTAATTACATTCTATTATATCATATCAATTTTTAGGTAACTTTTTTATTTTTATTTTTATACAATACTATAATATACAGATGGAAGTGGATGATATACCACCGAATAGTTTTGCCCCAATCAATTCACCGTATTTTAATGAATTTTTCCGTAATATGTATTTAAGAAACATAGGATTATACGAAGAGCAATTTAGAACTGCTAATTGTGCTGGAGCGTTTGGTCTTCACGTACAACAAAATTTTGTGGCAGAATATATTAATGATGATACGCCGTATAGAGGCCTTTTGTTATGGCATGGGCTGGGTTCTGGTAAAACATGTTCGTCCATAAACATCGCGAATCATGTTAAATCGATGAGCAAAACAATTCTACTAGGCGCATCACTCGTTGAAAATTTTAAAGATGACTATACTAAATGTGGCGATTTAACTGCTGCCGAAATAAAATATTATACAAATAATGTTCCTGATAATAAAAAACAACCATTAAGCAACATAAATAACAAATTTAATATTGTTACATCCAACGGTGTTGTACAATATTTTAAATCTGATGCTGATTATAGCCAATTTGAAGATAGTTTAATTATTATTGACGAATCGCAAATTTTAGTATCTAAAATCGTTAACAGTATTCAAGAGCTGGCCAAAGCTGAATTTAATTTATCAAAAGCACCAGGACGGGAATTTCTTCAAAAAAAAGTAGAAAATAGACTCAATAATCCATTTTATCAAATCTATTTACATTTAAGAAAGTTAGAAAATGCAAAAATAGTTTGTTTAAGCGGCACACCCGTTGTAAATACCCCATTTGAATTGGCTGTATTATTTAATATCATTCACGGTGACATCGTTTCATGGAAAGTGAATTCGCCCCAAAAACCATTAGACGAAACTATAACTAAACATATATTTAGAAAAGATGAACAGTTTATTTATAAATGCCCGAGTAAATTTATAAATACAACTGGTCAACCTGGCTATGTATCTCGGTCATCAGATGCTATTTCAAATGATGCGTTTGAATCACTACTGAAAACATATTATGGAGAGGTGACACGTGAAACAACGCCACTATTTACCGAATCCGCAGATGACTTTAATAAATTATCTCTTGATGTTATTCAATCACGCATTATCGGATTAACGTCTTATTTCAGTAACATTGAATCTTTATTTCCAAACATAATAATACCACCTGATTATGGATGTATTATAGGCGAATCCAACGAGAAAAAACCATTATTTTGTGTAAAAAAATTAGAGTTGTCTGATTACCAAAAAGAGTTACAAAGAAGTATAGACGCGATTGCAAAAATAACGAGTAAAATTATGATAAATGATGAAGCAACAGTAATAGAAAATATTGTAACCGAATCTATTAAAAGTATTAGATTAAATAGTATACAACAATTTGCTTACCCAGGATTATTAGAGTATTTAACACAATTCACCCCTGTTATGTTACAATCCGAAGATTTTCAATTTGTAAATTTGGCGGATAAACGCAAAGCGGATAAACGCAAAGCCGAAGAATCAGAAGATTCAGAAGATAAACGTGCACGTGTAGCGATTGCTGGACCATTAGAAGAAAGATTCGCAGCAAAAATATTACAAAATATGCGTGGTCCGTCGGAAGAGAGAGCAGCTAGTGGGTTATTAAAATTGAGAATGGATATGGATACAGAGGAGATGAATACATCAAGTTTTAATGGTGGTGGTTATGTACGCAATTATACCAATTTATATAAACACCCAGTATATAAAGAATTATCTGGTTATAAATCAGCAATATGGACACCGCCACCTAAAGATGGAGTTATACCAGAAGATCACCGATTAAACAGTTTACGACTTCCAGCTCTTCAAATGTATAGTCCCAAAATGGCGAATATTATAGAAACCATACTAACTAATATGGATAAATTACACATTGTTTATAGTGAGTTTTTACAAGACAATATACCATTTATAAGAGCTTTACAGCTCAATGGTGGGTTTACACAATTTAGTGAACTAACATTACCTTCAACGCCAGGCAACCGATATGTATTGTTTACAGGTTGTTCTAGCGGAACGAGTAAACCAGGTGAAGACAAATACGAAACCGGTCAATATAATCCAGAATTATTAGTTGGTAATGAAGGTAAATGTTTGAATGAAACAATACGTAAAAAACAATTGGAGGTATTTAAACAAAATGAAAATAAAAACGGCCAGTATATACAAGTCATAATTATTAATTCAGCCGCCGCAGAAGGTATTTCTATGAAGAATATTCGCTTTGTTCATTTTTTAAGTAAACCGCCCACCATGTCAAAATTATTTCAAATTATTGGTCGGGGTAGAAGAAATTGTTCTCATAAAGAGTTACCAGAGGGTGATAGAAACATAACGTCAACATTATATTTAATGCCCGACGAGGTAGCCACCTATGAGAAAATGGTCACATCAAATAATACATTTTTACCGTATTTAAACATGTTAAAACAATCATCCATTGATTGTGCTTTGAGTAAGAACGCAATTGTCGACAGTTCTATAACCTCGTGTGCGATTGCCGTGCCACCAGCTGGCGGTAAAAAACACAACTATACTAAAAAGTATATTAGAAAAAACAAGACACGCAAATATAAAAAAGGGCACTATAAGAAGAGTAGAAAATATAAGAAGGTCTTTAAAACAACCTTTAAGCGAAGCAGGTTAAGCCATCGAACAGTTCATGGTTAAAGGTTGGCTGGTGTTTTGATCACTTGAACATTTTCAAAAGGTTGGTCGTAAAACAATTGAACTACTTCGACCATTTTATCCGTCTTATTTTCAGGTTGAAGCCATGTTTCATACACTCTGGAAAGTTACAACTTTTATTTCTTGACATTTATAAAATATATAAATTTATATTTTTTATATTTTTTATAATATAATCAATAAAAATATATATGTTCCAAAAAATATTTAAAGATTTGATTTTATATGATGATATAAGATGTCATCATCAGTAGTAGTCGGTATCGATTTAGGAACTTGTACAAGTTGTGTTTCTGTATTTCGTCACGGGAAAACTGAAGTAATTGCTAATTCACAAGGTAATCGAATTACTCCTTCTTGGGTTTCATTTAACGGTACTGAAAAATTAGTAGGCGATTCAGCCAAATCGCAAGCAGCACAAAACACTGCTAACACAATTTATGATATTAAACGACTAATGGGACATAAGTTTTCCGACCAAGTTGTACAAAATGAATTGAAACATTTGGCTTATAAAGTTATTCCTGATGATAATGATAAACCGATGGTTCAATTAGAAAATGGAACTACATATTACCCTGAACAAATTTCTGCAATGATTTTGTCGGAAATGAAAAATATTGCTGAAGCATATCTAGGTCATACAGTTACCAAGGCAGTTATTACAGTACCTGCATATTTCAGTGACGCTTCGCGAGCAGCCACACGTGACGCAGCTGTGATAGCTGGTCTTGATCCACTTCGCATTATTAACGAACCTACCGCAGCGGCGTTGGCATTTGGACTCGACAAAAATTTTAAAGGAGAGCGTAATATTATAGTAAGCGATAAAGGGGGCGGCACCTACGATGTCAGTCTCCTTACCATAGATGAAGGCATGTTTGAAGTAAAAGCAACCGGCGGTGACACCCATCTAGGCGGAGAAGATTTAGATAATCGGATGGTCACTCATTTTGTTGAAGAGTTTAAACGTAAATTTAAATCCGATGTCAGCACCAATCAGCGTGCTCTACGCCGTTTGAAAACCGCGTGCGAACGGGCCAAACGTACGTTGAGTACATCTACCACCGCCAATATTGAAATCGATGCTTTCTACGACGGCAAAGACTTTTATTCTTCCATTACGCGTGCTAGGTTCGAAGAGCTGTGCGGCGATCTCTTTCGCAGTTGTTTGGATCCGGTAGAAAAGGTCTTGCGGGATGCCAAGATGGACAAATCCGCAATTCATGATGTGGTGTTGGTGGGTGGCTCAACACGTATTCCGAAAATCCAGAAACTCCTCTCTGATTTTTTCAATGGCAAAGAGTTGTGTAAATCGGTAAATCCAGACGAGGCGGTCAGCATAGGTGCAGCCATTCAAGGTGCTATTCTCTCCGGTGACAAGTCCGAATCCCTCAATCAAATTCTCTTGATGGATGTAGCCCCGCTTTCGATTGGTATTGAAACAGCCGGCAATGTGATGACAGTCATGATTGGGCGTAATACCACGATTCCAGCCAAGAAAACACAAACCTTTAGTACTTACGCTGATAATCAGCCCGCCGCCACTGTACGGGTCTTTGAAGGCGAACGCTCATTCACCAAAGACTGTAACTTGCTAGGCCAGTTTGAATTGACGGGTATTCCGCCAGCACCGCGAGGTGTTCCGCAATTGGAAATCACCTATGATATTGATGCCAATGGTATGCTGAATGTATCTGCCTGTGACAAGTCGTCGGGTAAAACCGAGAAAATCACCATTAAAAACGACAAAGGTCGTTTATCCAAAGACCAAATCGAAGAGATGGTCAAGGAAGCAGAACGTCTGAAGCAAGAGGACGAAGCCAGCATGAAGCGTGTAGAGGCGAAAAACAAGCTAGAGTCCTACATTTATAATTGGCGCAATCAGTTGGATAATAAAGAAGTGGCAGATAAGATTGGGCAAGCCAATGTGGATTTGGTCAATACATGCGTGAAGGAAGCACAAACATGGCTGGATGTCAATACCACTGCTACTACAGAGGAATTCGAGGGCAAGTATAAGGAATATGAAAGCCAATTGAAAGATGTAGT